TGCGTGTTAATGGTACTCCCGTACATTATGATTCCTTTATTAACAATCTTCTTACAAGTCATGCGAAAGCTAAAAAAGAAAATAAAGATTTTGCTTGGAATGTAATTACATATAAAGCTGTTACTGATGATGATTCCACTTTATGGCCTTCATTCTTTAGTAAAAAGAAATTAAAAGAAAAAAAGAAATTCTATCAAGATTCTGGACAACCTCAAAAGTTTTTCCAAGAATATATGATGGAAGTAATGAGTGATGAAGATGCAGTATGGACAAGACAACACACAAGATATTGGGATGGATATTATAAATATGAGGATGGAATAAGTTATATTGTTAAAGATGGAGAAGATACTCCTGTTAATACATTTATAGGATGTGACCCAGCGACAGATATAGATACTAAGCATGCTGACTTCTCAGTAATAATGGTAATTGCTATTGACGCAAATAATGAATTATATGTATTAGAATATGAAAGACATAGAAGTGTACCTACTATTGGAAGTAAATCTCCAGATACAGGGGAACTTATAGGAAAGAAGGGTGTAGTAGATTATATACTAGAATTACATCAAAAATATAATTGTATATCCTCTACTGTTGAAGACGTTGCTATGAATAGGTCTATATTTCAAGCCTTAAATGATGAAAGAAGACGATTAAATAGGTTTGATATATCAGTAATTCCAGAGAAACCAGGTGGAACTAACAAACGTAACCGCATTTATAGTGGTCTTTCAGCCCGTTTTAGTACAGGAACGGTCTTTTTAAGGAAAAATATGTTTGATTTGATTAACGAAATCATTACCTTTGGCCCCAAAATGGCTCATGACGATACAATAGAGAGCCTTTATTACTCTCAAGTACATTCGTTTCCGCCAAATATGAAGAAAGATAAGGAGAAAAAAATATGGTTCAAACCAAAGAAGAAGGCAAAAAGTTGGATAGTGGCTTAATATGATTAGTGTAAAACAAATGCGTTCATTAATATCTGATACTTGTGAAAAGATGGGAGATAAGTTTGCAAGTGAAAGTGCAGTTGACTTAGTACTTGCTACTGGAATTGTTGAATCACGATATGAGTATATTAGACAAATGGGAGACGGCCCCGCTAGAAGTTTCTGGCAAGTAGAGCCCGCAACCTGTGTAGATAATCTAGCTCACTATCTTAAGCATAGACCAGAATTAATGAGAAAATGTGCTGATGCAAGTATGGTAGATATTAAACATTGGCAAAATTATGATGAAAAAATATGGGCAGATATATTAGAAAAGAATATAGCATCTGGGATTATCCATTGTCGTTTAAAGTATTGGAGAGTTCCTAAGAAAATGCCTAGTAGTATAGAAGGTCAAGCAGATTATTGGAAAAAATACTACAATAGCGAGTTAGGGAAGGGTGACCCAGAGCATTTTGTTGAAGTTGTAAAGAAGTGGTTAAGATAGTAAATGCCTCCTAAAGAAAAGAAGAAAACAATGTGGGATAACCTAGCTGATAGAATAGGTGATTTCGCTGAAGAAAATCTTTGGGAAGGCGATGAACAATATTTTAAAGATAAATATGGAGATGATTGGGAAAGTAAGTATGAATCTTCAAGACAAGATGTTCGTTCTTTATATGGATTAATTCCACAAACTTCTGGCGATTTAAAGAAAGATGCAGTTATGTATGCTCTTACATTGCTAATAGGAAAACCTGCTGGAAAACAATTATTTAGAGGAGTTTGGAATCCTGCCCAAACTATGATGCAAGGTGGAAAGTTAAAAGGAGGGGCAAAACACACTGGAAGTATTTATACAACTGAAAGCCCTTTGATAGGAAGTGGATATGCAAAAGGTATGAAAGAAGCAAAAATGGCTGAAAGGCATGTCGCAGGAGCTGGATATGCTGATGATGTATTTTTTAATCAACCCATTGGAGGTCGTGGAGATATAATTGAATTTGATTTTCCAAGAAGTTGGATGGATAGGCATGCTAGGGGAGGTTCAATGTGGCAACAATATGGAAGATTTGAAGGCTCGGGTGGAAGATTAATACCTGGAGCAAGAGAAGTAGAGTTTTTACGAGATATTCCAGAAGAATATATTATGAATATAACACCTGCAAGAGAAATTATTAGAAGTAAATTACCAGAGTTAGGGAGATATTAATGGCAAGAATGACAAATAAGAAAAGAGCTCAAACCAATAAGCAACTTTGGGAGAGAGCAAATAACAGTCATAGACAAAGATGGCAAACGCTTAGTCAGAAAGGTTTTGATTTTTATTTAAATGAACAATTATCAAAAGCAGAGGTTGATTCTTTAGAAGAAGCTGGCATGCCAACATTCACTATTAATAGGGTAACTCCTATTGTAGAAATTATGAAATACTTTGTTACGGCTAATAATCCAAGATGGAAAGCTGTAGGAGCTACTGGCGATGATGTAGAATCGGCTCAAGTCCATTCTGATATAGCAGATTATTGTTGGTATTTATCAAATGGTAAATCATTATATAGTCAAGTAGTATTAGATAGTCTTACAAAAGGTATTGGATATTTTCTAGTAGATGTAGATAGAGATGAAGACAATGGATTAGGAGAAGTGGTCTTTAAGAGAATTGACCCTTATGATGTTTATGTAGACCCTGCAAGTAGAGATTTTCTATTTAGAGATGCTACATTTATAACAATTAGAAAGAATCTTTCTCGTTCTAGTTTAATAAATATGTTACCAGAACATGCAGTTAAGATTAAAAAAGTTTCTCGTAGTAATGAAGTTGTATCTTATTCACAAAGAGATACAGAAGAATCATATACGATTCAACCAGAAGATATTACTATGGGAGTTAATCTTGAAGCTGAAGATGATGATATTGTAGCATACTATGAAACATATTCTAAGAAAAAATTTCCTTATCGTAATGTATATATAAGAGTAAAACCTAGTCCTGCTGAATTAGATTTAATAAAACAACAAGTAGAAGAAAAACTTCAAGAGTTTCAAAAAGAAGTTGAGGTAGGAATAATTGAAAAAGAATTACAATTACAACAATCAGTAGAAGCTGGAGAAATGATACCTGAGAGAGCAAAGTTAGAATTAGAGAAAGCTCAAAAGATGGCTGCTCAGGCAATAGAGGAACAAAGGATTCAATTGATGTCAGAAGCTCAAGAAGCTGCGACTACAATTACTCAGCAAATAATGAGTGAATCTGATTATCAATTATTGATTAAGAGTGATGCAAAAAAGAATATCGTTGATGCAATAAAGTTTCATGAGAATAGAATCGTATTAACTTGTACAGTTGGTGATGATGTATTCTTATATGAATATGTAATACCCGGAATTAAAGAGTATCCTATTATACCAATTTCTTATATGTATAGTGGAACTCCATATCCAATGAGTGCAGTTGTTCCTTTGATTGGAAAACAACAAGAAATAAATAAAGCTCATCAGATTATGTTACATAATGCAAACCTAGCATCTAATCTAAGATGGATGTACGAAGAAGGTTCTGTCCCAGAAGAAGAATGGGAACAGTATTCATCTTCACCTGGTGCATTACTGAAATATCGTCAAGGATTTACAGCTCCTACTCCTGTTCTTCCTGCTCCAATTAATAATGCATTTTATTCCGTAGTTCAAGAAGGCAAGGCAGATGCAGAATATATTAGTGGAGTACCTTCTGCGATGATGGGATTTACACAAGAACAACCTGAGACTTATAGAGGATTACTTGCAAATGATGAATTTGGAACAAGAAGACTTAAAGCATGGATGGGAAGTATTGTAGAACCTGCATTAGAACATTTAGGTAGATGTTTCCAAATGATGTCTCAAAGACATTATTCAATTGAAAAAGTATTTAGAATTGTACAACCTGAGGCAGGTCAAACTCCAGACCAAGAAAAAGAAGTCTCAATTAATATACCAGTTTATAATGATTATGGAGAAGCAATTGGTAAATTTAAAGATTATGCAACTGCAAGATTTGACGTAAGAGTAGTAGCAGGGGCTACGATGCCTGTAAATAGATGGGCATTACTAGAAGAATATTTTAGATGGTTCCAGTCTGGATTGATTGATGATATTGCTATGATAGCTGAAACAGATATTAGAAATAAAGAAGGAATCATTGAAAGAAAATCAATGTACTCACAACTTCAAGGTCAATTAGAATCAATGCAAGAAGCAGTTAAAGATAAAGATGGAACTATTGAGACTTTGGAGCGTCAATTAGTACAAGCAGGTATAAAGATGCAAGTTGGTCAAGCATCTAACGAAATTAGAAAAGACGTTATAGATACTCAAGCGCAACAGAAACTATTAAAAGGAATGTTGAAAGTTGAGTTTGAAAGACTAAGAGATGAAATGAGAAACGACTTAAAACAAGACAAAGAACCGAATGAAAAAGAATAGTTGTAACTATACTATTAAAATTCATAATTTGTCAAATTAATAAAATGGAGAAAAATGTATGACTCAAGAACAAGGCAACGCCGTTATGGCCCCCGAACAAGAGAATACCAATCCTAATCCCACAGCAGTTGACGCAGTAATTGGAGGAGGCGATGATTTCTTCGCAGCCTTAGATGAAAGTGTTAATGGTGGGATATTAGACGATTCTTCGCAGCTAACCTCGGATTCTAATAGTGATAATACACTTACGAGCCCTAGTGAAGGACAAGAGCATGTAGAAGCAAACCCAGATGTGGTTGATGTGGATACAATGCAAAAAAGGTATAGCGATTCTAGCAGAGAAGCTAAAAGGTTAAATGGAAAGCTCCAAGAGCTTGAACCTTATATGCCAATCCTAGATGCTATGCGAGACGACCCCAATTTAATTACTCATGTGAGAAATTATTTTGAGGGTGGTGGTCAGACACCTGAAAATATGGCACAACAATTAAATCTTCCAGAAGATTTTTCTTTTGATGCCGATGAAGCTTTTGCAACTCCAGAATCGGATTCAGCAAAAGTTCTCGGCGCCACTATTGATGGCATTGTTCAACGTAGACTTGGAAAAGCTTTACAAGGACAACGCTCAGAAAACCACAGGTTAGCTAAAGAAGCCTCCTTTCGTCAACAGCATGAGCTGGGTGATGATGAGTGGGCAGAGTTTGTAGACTTTGCAAAATCTAAGTCTCTCGAACTTGAGGATATTTATTTTTTAATGAATCGTAAGAATCGTGATAATAAAATAGCCACAAAAACAAGGGATGAGATGCGCGAAAAGATGCGTGAAGTGCAAGAGATTCCAAATTCCTTAGCTACTAAGGGAGGAGCAGTAGTGGAACAATCTCCTGATGATAAAATATTTGATGCCCTTTTAGGTTCTGAAAGTGAAATAGAAAAGGCTTTTAGTATTTAGAATCTTTAAATAGAGAATACTCTAAGCCATAACGATTAAATAAAAGGTGATAATATGGCTGATGTATTTGGTGCAAGTACCTATTCAGATGTG